GGAGAACAGGGATCTGTACGGGTTCTGCGTGCTTTTCGGGGACTGTGAGTTGCTGTCTCCTGCGAGTTCTGGGTGGCCGACGTATGCGCCGACGTCGGATCCTGTAGCAGCGTTCTACAGCGTTCTGATGGTTGACTTGCGGCTTCTTACAGTTGCCGTAAGGCTTCAGACCGGGCCGGTCGGGTCGGCTGATCGTCACGGCGCGACACGGCTGGACGAACACGGGCCGTCTGGCTACCGTCCGCAGCCCGTCTGGAGGATCCTGTGAAGATCGAACCGCGAACCATCTCGTCCCTGAACCACGATCGGCTGAACGCCCGCACCCACTCGCCCCGGAACCTTCAGGCGATCGCGGCATCGCTGGAGCAGTTCGGGCAGCGCCGCCCTGTGGTGATCCGGTCTGACGGCACGATCCTCGCCGGGAACGGTCTGACCATGGCTGCCGCCCAGTTGGGTTGGGACAGCGTGGACGTGACTGTGGTCCCTGACGACTGGACGGACGAACAGGCGAGGGCTTACGCGATCGCGGACAACCGCACCGGGGACCTTGCCGACTGGGACGAGCAGGTTCTGATCGAGTCGCTAGAGATGATCGACAGCGACGAACTGCTGCTGGCGGCAGGGTTCAGCGAGGAAGAGTACGACTCGCTTCTGCGGGCGTGGACAGGCAAGGAGCAGGGGAACACGGACCCTGACTCTGAGTGGGTGGCGATGCCGGACTACGAGCAGGAAGACATGAGGTCCGTCTTCCGCACGATCGTCCACTTCATGACGCAGGAGGACGCCGACGCCTTCTTCAAGATGCTCGACCGTCCGAGGGCCAAGTACATCTATTGGCCTCTGCCGCAGGAGTCCCGGGACACCCGGCAGGTGGACGAGTGGGTTCTGGAGTGACCGACCATGCCCTCGGCGGGCTGACGCGCGAGGCGGTGTGGCGGTTCGTGGACGATCGTGTGGCCGATCTGGAGGCGCAGACGTCCCTGACGTGGCCGATCTACATCTTGTCCAAGGCGCGGAGCCACTATCGGCTGGTCGCCCACCTGCTTGACGAGGCGAGGGTGCCGTACCGGGTCGTGGTCGAACCGCAGGACGCGGACGCATACCGCGCCAAGTTCGGTGACCGGGTGCTGGTGATGGACGCGGACGATCAGGGTGTGGCTTACGCCCGCAACTTCGCCAAGCGTCACGCCGCCGAGTCTGGTGCTTCCTACCATTGGCAGTTCGACGACAACCTGCGTTCCTTCCGGGTCCGCAGGGGCGGCAAGAGTGTCCCGGTCAACCCTCGCCACGTCCTGTCCGTGGTCGAGCAGACGGTCGGGATGCTGACGAACGTTGCCGGTGCTGGGCTTGCCAACAGCGCGTTCGTGTTCTCCTACGACGATCGTGAGCCGGTTGTCTTCAACACGCAGGTCTACTGCGCCATGCTGCTGCGGTCGGACGTCGAGGCTTGGTTCACCCCTGACACCGGGGAGGACACCGACTACTCGCTTCAGATCCTCTCGGCGGGTTACGTCACCCTCTCCTTCAAGCGGGTCTGTATGGAGAAGACCCCGACCGAGCAGATGAGCGGCGGCAACACCGAGATCGAGTATCAGGCTGGGAACGGGCACGAACGCCGACGGTGGCGGTTCCAGAACACGGTCGATCGCTGGCCCGCCCACTTCAAGGTCGGCGTCCACAAGGACGGGCGACCCCGGCTGGTGCCGACGGGCGGCTACCGCAAGTTCACCCAGCATCCGACCCCGGCACCGGCCCTGATCGACTACTGGAAGGCGTCCGCGTGAAGCCGCAACCGAACCCGCGCTTCCCGATCTACATCCCGTCCAAGGGGCGGGCTGACGTGGCGACCACGCCGAGGGTCCTTGACCACATGGGGACGCCGTACCGGATCGTGGTCGAACCGGACGAGGAAGCCGCGTACCGGCACTACTTCGGGGATCGCGTGATCGTCCTCGACATGGACTACAAGCGGGACTACGACCTGTTCTGGGAGTTCCCCGAGGGTTCATCCACCGGTTCGGGTCCCGCCCGCAACTTCATCTGGGATCACTCGATCGCGGAGGGCCACACCCACCACTGGATCATGGACGACAACATCCGGGTCTTCGCCCGCCGAACCCAGAACTCTCGGAAGCCGGTCGGGGACGGCGCGATCTTCTGGGCGATGGAGGACTTCCATCTGCGGTACGAGAACCTCGCCATGTCAGGGCCGAACTACTGGGTGTTCGCCGTGTCGCGCACCCCGCTGCCCGTGTTCTACCTGAACACGCGCATCTACTCCTGTAACCTGATCCGCAACGACGTGCCGTTCCGGTGGCGAGGCCGCTACAACGAGGACACCGACCTCAGTCTGCGGATGCTGAAGGCGGGCTGGTGTACGGTGCTTCACAACTCCATGCTTGCGGACAAGATGGAGACGCAGGTCATGGGCGGGGGGAACACGGACGCCTTCTACGCCGCCGAGGGCACCGTGCCGAAGTCGCAGATGCTGGTCGATCAGCACCCGGACGTCGCCAAGTTGTCGTGGCGGTTCGGACGCTGGCATCATCACGTCAACTACAAGGTCTTCGATCACGGGCTGATCAAGCGATCCGACTGGACGCCACCTGCCGAGAACCCGTACAAGTTCAAGCGTGAAGAGTCACGCTGGAAGCAGGGTTGGCAGAAGCAGTACCGCTGATGGGCAAGCGAGGACCGTTGCCGAAGGAGGAAGGCGCACGACAGCGCCGACGATCCAGCAAGAACCTGCGTCTGGTCGAACAGTACGAGGCCAGCGAGGTCGTCGTCCCTGATCCCCCGTCCGACCTCTCACAGCGTCGGGTTGACGACTGGAACCGCTACTTCAACTCGCCGTTGGCAGGGCTGGTCAGCGAGACGGACCTCTCGGTGGTGCGTCGCCTGTGGACCTACTACCAGCAGCATGACGAACTGACCGAGATCTTCCAGAAGTCTAGGCTGGTGGTCGGGTCGACCGGGCAGCCCCGGATGAACCCTGCCCATGACGCGCTGATGAAGATGGAGACGGCGATCCTGCGTCTGGAGAACGAACTCGGGCTGACACCCTCGGCGCGCCTGCGGCTCGGCATCACGTTCGCAGACGCCCACAACTCGCTGGAGTCCCTGAACGAACGGCTACAGGAGGATCTGATGGACGACGATCTGCTGTGGGACGACTGATGGTCCGCAACTACGCGCAGGAGGCCCACGACGCGGGTGTGGCTGCCCTGAACGCCGCGCTGGAGACGATCGAGGACGACGACACCCAGTACTGCGGGTGCGTGGACTGTGACGTGCGGACGGTGCTGAACGCCACGTGGTCGATCATCTTCGAGGCCGCCCACGCCAAGGGCTGGCAGTAGTGTGACCCGCCCCCGCCCTGATCACACCCTCGGTCCCGCCGTCGCGCGGTGGATCGAGCGTGTCTGCGTCCACGGGCCGGGGGACGTCCTCGGGAAGCCGGTCGTCCTGACCGACGACGAGAAGCGCTTCCTGTCTTGGGCCTACGAACTTGACGCCGAGGGGAACAGGGTCGTCCGTCGCGCTGTCCGAGGGCTGCCCAAGGGGTCCCGGAAGACCGAGTGGGCGGCGTGGCTGGCGTTGGCAGAGTTGGCGGGGCCGGTGCGGTTCGACAGGTGGGAGGAACTGACCCGGAAGAGGATCCCGCGCGGCCGTCCTGTCCACGACCCGTACGTGGTCGCCGCCGCCTCCACCTACGAGCAGGCCGATCTGCTATTCAACGCAGCACGCGCGATCATCACCGAGGGGCCGCTGTCCGAGTTCTTCGAGACGTTCGACCGAGAGATCCAGAGGAAGAACGGCAGCGGCGTCCTCGTCCGCGTCCCTGCCGTGGCTGGTGCTAACGACGGCCTGCGTCCGACGTTCTGCGTGTTCGACGAGACGCATGAGTGGACGGGCAGCAAGCAGCGTGTTCACCTCGTTCTGGAGAACGGTCTGGCGAAGCGGGCTGATGCGTGGTCGCTGTCGATCACCACGGCTGGGAACCCGAAGATCGAGTCTGTGGCCCGCAGTCAGTATCAGTACGGCAAGAAGGTCACGTCCGGGGAACTGGACGACGACGGGCTGCTGTTCGTCTGGCGAGAGACGACCGTGCCGCTGGGCGACCTGACCGACCCTGATCGTCTGCGGCAGGCTGTCGTGGAGGTCAACTCGGAACCGTGGAAGCGTGTGGATGATCTCGTCCGTCGCTATCACGAGGTTCCACTTCACGAGTTCGCCCGCTACCACCTGAACGCATGGACCGAACCTGATCAGGAACGCTGGCTGCCGCCCGGCCTGTGGGACGAACTGGAGGAACAGCGGGAGATCCCGCAGGGCGCCCCTGTGGTTCTCGGGTTCGACGGTTCCTACTCTGGGGACTCGACGGCCCTCGTAGTGTGTTCGGTCGAGGATCGCCCGCACCTACAGGTGCTTGGCCTCTGGGAACATCCGGGCGGCGGGCAAGCATGGACGGTCGATCACGACGACGTAGAACGGGCCGTCTACGCCGCGTTCCGCTACTACAACGTGCTGGAGATGAGCGCCGACCCGCCCTACTGGGCACAGCAACTTGACCGTTGGGCAGAGCAGTTCGGTGAGGATCGGGTGCTTGCCTTCAACACGGGCGTCCGCAAGCGCATGGCGACCGCCGTATCCGAGTTCTACCAAGCCGCCAACAGCGACGGGTTGACGCACGACGGCGACCCCGGACTGACCCGCCATGTCGCCAACGCCACCCTGAAGGAGACGGCGCAAGGCGCCTACATAGTCAAGGAGTCGAAGTCGTCGCCTAACAAGATCGACGCAGCGATCGCCGCCGTGGTCGCCTACGCTAGAGCGGCATGGCACCACCGGCATCCGCAGGAGGAAGCGTCCGTGGGGTTCGCGTCACTATGAACTGGGTCGCTCTAGCGCTACAGGTCGCCGGTACTCTCGCGGTCGTGGTCGGCATCGGGCTGTTCTCGCCACCGGCAGGCGTGATCGCGGCTGGTGTGTCCCTGATCGCCTTCGGCCTCGCGGTTGAGCGGAGCGTCTGATGCTGGGTCGTCTGGTCGAGAAGCGCGGCGCGTTCCAAGAACTGTGGGGATCCGGCGCTCTGTTCGAGCGCCCGTCCGCAGCGGGCGTCAGGGTCGATCAGGAGACGTCCCTGCGCCTCTCGGCGGTCTACGCCTCGGTGCGGCTGATCGCGGACACGATCGCCACGCTCCCCGTCGGGCAGTACGTCCGTCGCGACGGCGCCCGCTACGCGGTCGACACCCCGGAGCCGTGGGTCGCCAACCCGTCCACGCTGGTCGACCGTTCAACCTTCTACCAGCAGATGGTCGTCAGCCTGCTGCTTGACGGGAACGCCTACGTCCTGATCACCCGCGACTCGGCGGGGGACGTGATCGAACTGAACGTTCTGAACCCGACCGACGTCGACCCTCGGATGGGACCGACCGGCCCGAACTACATCCTGAAGTCCACCAACCGTCGGCTTCAGCGGGACGACGTACTCCACCTGACCGAGATGCTGCTGCCCGGCGAGGTCAAGGGGGTCAGCCGGATCGAGAAGGCGAAGGACGCCCTCGGGCTGGGCCTCGCTCTGGAAGAGTACGCCGGACGGTTCTTCGGCAACGGTGCCTACGCGGGCGGCGTGATCGAGTGGCCCGGCAACCTGACCGCCGAGCAGCAGCAGCAACTGCGTGACGCATGGGACGGGCACCACAGGGGTGTCGCCCGCTCCCACCGGCCCGGTGTCCTCTGGGGTGGCGCCAAGTTCACCACGACCACGGTCGACCCGTCGTCCTCGCAGTTGATCGAGGAACGGCAGTTCGCCGTCGAGGAAGTCGCCCGCATCTTCAGGGTGCCACCGTTCATGCTCGGCGTGACCACGGCTGGGTCCATGTCCTACTCCAGCGTCGAACAGCAGATGCTCTTCTTCAGCCAGCACACCATCCAGCCCTACGTGGCAAGGATCGAGAACGGGCTGAACCGTCTGCTCGCCAACCCGCAGACGTTCCTCCGGTTCAACCTGTCCAGCCTCGTCCGCGCCGACCTCGCCACCCGCTACGCCGGTTACAGTTCGTCCCTGCTCGCCGGTTGGCACTCGGTCAACGACGTCCGCGCGCTGGAGGATCTTGCTCCGGTCGAGGGTGGGGACCAGTACCGCGTGCCGATCCAGAACCTGCCGCTGACCGACGCACCCGTGGCGACGATCAGGGAGAAGGCGCAGGCGGCGCAGGCGCTGGTCAACAGCGGGTTCACCGGGGACAGCGTGGCCCGGATGCTGGGTCTGGACGCCGACCACACCGGCACCATCTCTGTTCAGCAGCAGCCCGAGGTTCAGGAGTAGTCGTGTCGGTCAGCAGCGGCAAGGTCACCGTCGGCACAGCGGCCACCGAGATCCCGGTCACGTCGAACATGCCGTGGACGCTGGAGGTCAAGAACGACGACAACACCGACGCGGTCTACGTCGGCGGCGCTGCGGTCACGACGGCGACCGGGCTGCGGCTGTCGAAGGAAGAGCGGGTCGAACTGCCGATGGGTCCGCTCGATCGCCTGTACGCAGTCTCGACCAAGGCGGGCCACTCGGTGTCCTACGTCGCCGTCCGTAAGGCTGTCTGATGCCGTACTACATCACGGACGAGGCCGAGGGCTGTTCCGGCTGGGCTGTCGTCAAGGACGACGGGGAGACGATCGGATGCCACGGCAGCAAGGACGACGCGATCGCCCAGATGGTCGCCGTCAGCGTCGCTGAAGGGATCGAACCGGGCGGGGAACGTGCCGCCCCTGACGCCCTCGCGGTCGGGGATTATGTCCGCTGGCAGTCGTCCGGTGGTGCGGCGCAAGGTCGGGTTACCCGGATCGTCCGCAGCGGCACCCTGAACGTGCCGGGCAGTTCCTTCACGCTGAACGCGGACGCGGACGATCCTGCGGCGCTGATCCGCGTCTACAGGCCGCTGCGTGACGGGTGGGCGGCATCCGACCGTCAGGTAGGTCACCGCTTCAGCACCCTCACCAAGATCGACCCGCTGCCGGAACCCAGCCCCGAACGGTCAGCCGACGAGCAGCGTCAGGTCGATCTCGACGTGCCGGGGTACATCCGTGCTGCGGCGCGTCAGGGTGTCGAGTGGCATGAGGAAGGTCTGTCCGGGGACGGCGTGGTTCCGGCGACGATCAGGGACGCCCGCGCCATGTCCGAGGGCAGCATCACCGAGCAGAAGGTGATCCGTGCCTCCGCATGGGCGGCGCGTCACGCCGTCGACCTCGACCGCGAGGGTGCCAAGCCCGGTCAGGAGGGCTTCCCGACGCCGGGCGCGGTCGCCCACTACCTCTGGGGTATCCCGACGGGCGGCAGGTATGCTGACGCGGTTGCGTGGTTCGATCGTAAGGCAGAGCAGATCAAGCGGGAGCGGACCGTGGTAGAGATCACCCCTGTGGCACCGCGCGTCAAGGACAGCGGTGTGGAGTTCAGGCAGACGACCTCTGAACTGCGCGCCGAGTCGGACGGCAGATTCGTCGGGTACGCCGCCGTGTTCAACTCGCCGTCCCAGCCGCTGCCGTTCGTGGAGCGGATCGCGCCGGGTGCGTTCGCCCGATCGCTGCGGAACCGCAGGTCGGACGTTCGTCTGTACGTCAACCACAACTCGGACATGCCGCTCGCCTCTCGGCGTTCAGGGACTCTGGAACTGTCCGAGGATGATCACGGGCTGAAGGTCGAGGCAGAACTGCCGAACACGTCCTACGCCAACGACCTGCGGGAACTCATGACCACAGGCGTGGTCGACCGTATGTCCTTCGGGTTCAGCGTCCCCAAGGGCGGCGACAAGTGGTCCGAGGACGGCGCCGAGCGGATGCTGACGTCCGTGACGCTCCATGAGGTCAGCGTGGTCACCGGCTTCCCGGCATACGAGGCGACCTCGGCTGCCCTACGGTCGCTGGACAACCTCGCCCGCCGCACGTCGCTCGACTACGACGACCTTGTGGACGCGCTGGACACCCTCGCCAACGGGGACGACCTTGACGACGAGCGCGCCGCCGCGATCCTGTCCCTGCTGAAGAAGCAGGATGACCCTGACATGGTGAACCTGCTCGGGATCAAGTCCAAGCAGACGTCGCTACTTGCGAAGAAGGTCGTCTAGTCTGACCCGCCTCCGGGGTTGACAAGTCGCTGTCCGTGTCGTAGTGTTACACCATGAACACCGACGCCCACACCGACAACCGGGGGACAACCATGATGCTCAACGTGGACGGCACCGCGCTCGTGATCGCGGACGGCACCATCACCTACGGCGGCCGCATCCTCGGCTCGCTCTACAAGGTCGACCGCACCTACCGGGTCAAGAGCGTGGGCGGCTACGGGTTCGCCGCGAACACGCTCGACGAGGTGATCGAGATGCTGCTCGTCTCCGAGACGCTCGGCATCTGACCCTGCGTGATCGCCCCGGCACCCAGCCGGGGCGTCCGCATGTAGCAAGCAGAACGTCCTGTACAGTCGGCAGGTCGCGCGCCCTACCCACGGGACCCTGACACCCCGACGAGTACTGGAGTTCATCCGACATGGACGGCTACATCAAGCGTCAGCAGGAGGCGCGGGCGCAGGCGTGGGAGCAGGCCAAGGCGCTGCTCGACACCGCCGCCGCCGAGAACCGCGACCTCACGGCTGAGGAGCAGGAGACCTACGACCGGATCAACAGCGACCTCGACCGCCGCGCCACGGTGATCGAGACGCTGCGCGCGGACGCCGAGCGTGAGGCTCGCGCCGCCGAGATGCGGATCCCCGAGGTCACGACCCAGCCCGCCCCGAAGCGGGAGTCCGACGCGGACGTGCTGCGCGCCCTCGCGCGCGGCGAGATCCGCAGCGCCACCTTCGAGCGTCGTGACCTGAACACGACCGACGACGGCGCCGTGGTCCCGCAGGGCTTCTACGACGTCCTTCAGGAGCAGTTGATCTACGCCGGCCCGATGCTGGAGCCGGGGATCGCCACGATCCTGACCACCGCGATGGGCAACGACATCAAGGTGCCGCGTCAGACCGCGTTCAGCAACGCCACGGCGACCGCCGAGGCCGCGCAGTTCGGTGAGTCCGAGCCCACCTTCGAGTCGTTCACCCTCCGCGCCCACAAGTACGGCACGCTGCTTCAGGTGTCGCGGGAACTGCTGGAGGACTCGGGGATCGACCTTGAGTCGTTCCTCGGCCGCCAGTTCGGTCACGCGATCGGCACCGCCGTCAACTACGCGCTGACCCTCGGCACGGGCACCGTCCAGCCGAACGGGATCGTGACGGCGTCCTCGCTCGGCAAGACGGGCGGCACGGGCGTCACGGGCGCGTTCACCGCGGACGACCTGATCGACCTCGCGCACTCGGTCGACAGCGCCGTGGCACGTCAGCCCGGTGTCGGGTTCATGATGCGGCGCGCCACGCTGGGTGCGGTCCGTCGCCTGAAGGACGACGCCGGTCAGTACCTCTACATGCCGGGTGTCGGCACGCCGGACTCGCTGCTCGGGTTCCGCGTGATCGAGAACCCGGACGTGGCGGCGGTCGGCACGGCGGTGAAGTCGGTGCTGTTCGGTGACTTCTCGTCCTACCACATCCGTCGGGTCGGCGGGGTCGAGATCGCGCGCTCCGAGCAGTTCGCGTTCGATCAGGACCTGATCACGTTCCGCGCCACCGTGCGTCTGGACGGCGACCTCGGGCAGTCCGCGAACGTCAAGCACTTCATCGGCGGCACGGCCTGATCCCTGCTAGGGTTCCGGGGGCGGTGAGCGAGCGCAGGCGCTCCCGCCCCCGGACACCCTGCGCGGATCGGAGCCTGCGCCGTGAACCCTGCCGTCCATTGGTGGTCGAACTCGCCCCACGCCCCGACCGGATACGGCACACAGACCAAGGCTGTCGCCCACCGTCTTGCCGATCAGGGCTTCCCAGTCTCGATCGGGTCGAACTACGGTCTAGAGGGCGTCGGCGTTCAGGACGTGACCGAGGGCGGCAGCCCGTGCCCGGTGTACCCGAGAGGCTACGACGGGTACTCGCAGGACACCATCGCGGCGCATTGGAAGGACTGGTCGCGCCGCAACCCTGACCGGCCCAGCCTGCTGGTGACCCTGTATGACGTCTGGGTGCTGACGGCACCCTCGCTGCGCGAGGTTCCGGCGATCGCGTCGTGGGTGCCGCTTGACCACATGACCGTGCCGCCGAAGGTGCTGAACTGGCTGCGGCAGCCGAACGTGGCGCCGATCGCCATGAGCCGGTTCGGGCGTGACGCTCTGGAGCGGCTGGACGTTCAGGCGACCTACATCCCGCACACCTTCGAGGACGTGTTCCGTCCGCGTGATCGTGCGGCGGCTGACGACCTGCTGGACGTGCCGCAGGACGCCTTCGTGGTGATGATGAACGCGGCGAACAAGGGGCGCGCCCCGACCCGTAAGGCGTGGTCCGAGAACCTGCTGGC